GTCCTGTAGAACCAGTAGGGCCAACCAAACCTGCTGATTGAATAACAACCAGCAAATTGATGTTGTCAGCAAAGTTTGTTGTGCCAGCGCCGCCAGAGGTTACCAATGTAACTGGCAAAGTCACATAGCTATTTGGAACAATAGTAGGTGTTGCTGAAACTTCCCACTTTTGATAATCAACTGAGTTGTTTTGATCTTGCAAAACAAAACTATCGCCTGTTTTGATAAAAGACAAGAAAATGTCAATGTCTATGTTGCCTCGCTCAAGATGACTTAAAGTAATTTGAGTGGCAGAAGTTTGTGTTGTGTTATTCCAAAACAAATGCCCGTTAGCTGGCACACCAGACGTTTGGGTTGTTTCAGATTTGTACTGATAGAAACTAGATGATTGACCATCTGTTCCTTGTGCGCCAGTTGGTCCAGTTGGCCCTTGAACGGTGGAAGCAGCGCCCGTAGGTCCAGTTGGTCCAGTATTGCCTTGAGCGCCCGTAGGACCTGTGACCCCTTGGATACCCTGAATACCTTGAATACCCTGTATGCCCTGTGGACCTGTAGGTCCTTGAATTCCTTGTATGCCTTGAGCGCCAGTAGGACCAGTTGGGCCTTGGATTCCTTGTGGACCTGTAGGACCTGTAGCGCCAGTAAAACCCATTGGCCCTTGGTTGCCCGTAGGACCTGTTGGGCCAACCACAGTAGATGGCGCACCCGTAGGTCCTGTAGGGCCAATATTGCCTTGCGTTCCTGTAGGTCCTGTAGGTCCTTGCACCGTAGATGCCGCGCCCGTAGGTCCAGTTGAGCCTGTTGGACCAGTTGGGCCTTGAACTGTAGAAGCCGCCCCTGTTGGGCCTGTAGCACCAATAGGTCCTGTAGCGCCTGTAGGACCTTGAACGGTTGAGGGTGCGCCAGTAGGTCCAGTAGGGCCAAGCGGTCCTGTAGGGCCACCCACACCTTTGTCAACCAATACATCAATACGGGGTTGAGGGACAACCTCAAGGTTTACGCCTCGATTGCTGTCAATCAATAGTTGTACATTGTTTTCGTCCGTTACAACAACCTGAACGCCCCTATTCGCAGGGGATACGATTATTCCCTTGCTCATACAACCACGATGCCATCAGAGCGAACCAAGAACAGCAAGAAGATGATTTGGTCATCAGCAGGGGTTGAGCCACTAGCAGGGAATGAAACCTTGACCCGACCTGAATAACCAACGCAACTTGTCGCGTTAATTTCAAGTTGGGCATCAGTCGTAATTAATCCCCATGTCGTGCTGTCAATCACCAAAGTGCAAGTGCCAGCAGCAGCAACGATGTTGCTTACCGTCAAGGGTATCGCTGTAGGGGTTGGGTTGTAATCAGCAATGTCAAAGGTCAGCCCGTTGCGGGTGTCAATGATGTTTGTGACTTGCCTACGAACAATCTGTGCGTTGATGGTCGCACCAGTAAGATTGATTGGCAAGTTTGTATTGGAATTTGTGAATGTCAAATTCCAGTAAGTATTCTGGTTATAAACCAACTCTCCCGCGAGAATCGGATTGTCGAAGCCCGAAATTTGCGAAAGTGTATTGCGATTGAAGACAGCCATTGTTGTTCCCTGTACTCAGTTAGAACTTCCGCACTCTTGCGGGTCTGAATGTCGTGTCTTGTTTTACCGATTCTAATAGGCTTTTTAGGTTGGTGCAACAGGCCAAACAACATTAAATGGATAGCCTGATTGCTGTGGGATATCCCGCAATTCTTGTCGATAAGTTGCCCATGCTTCTTGTTGGGCAGTGCTTAAAGGGTTGTTTGGAATTTGAGTCCAATCAGTTGAATATAGCAATCTTTGACGTTTCTGGGAAACACTAGCAATTGCCATGTTTTCGTTTTCAACCCATTGCTTTGTCGTGTAGTCAAAAACGGCATAATAGTCAGGTTTTGGTGGCATTTGTATTGCCTGACCATTCTGCACATAATATTCAGAATCAAGAAACCAATTATTGAGATAGGCTTCCCCGCTGGCAAGTTGCTGTTCAATATTGTCGCAATCAAGCAGTCTGAGTATTTTGCCATTGCTTTGATAAATTGTGTATTTCATCGTTTTGTTTCCATTACAAATAAAGATCTATTTGAGCCACCAGCAAGAGGTTCAACATAATAAACAGCACCCGGATTTGTAGTAAAACATTGAAGGCTATAAGTATAAGTTCCAGCACTAGGGGTTTCGCTAAAAGACATTGATCCTTGATCTGATCTTAATAATTCATTTGAATCTCTGGCAAGTCTAAAAATAGGATAAATAGCTGAATTTCCACCTTCAGTGTCAATGTAAATTCCAACAAGTGGAATAGCACAACTTGAAATATAAACCCGTTGACCTGATGTTGTAATTACTACTGATTGAATATCTTGCCAAACACCTAAGGCTGTATTTCTAGATTCTCCTGCAGTAAATGCGCTTGCAGAAATTGTTACCGCATTAGCATTAATATTATTTGTAGCAACTACGTTACCATTAAGGTACATAGCACTACCATTGTAGGTAATGTTAGTAGATGAATTACCTAAAGCAAATGTGCCATCGGTGTTAATCTTTGCACCTGCACCTGTCATTGTCGTGCCAGATACCGCAGGGCTTGAACCCACGCTCAAAGATGACCCACTAATTGAACCCGCTGTAATTGTTCCTAAATTGGCTGTGATTGCCGATAGGGTTGAGACAGACATTCTGTCAGCAGTAATTGTGTTGGCTGCAATCTGCCCCGCTGTAATCGTGTTGGCAGCAATCTTGGAGGCATCAATCGTATTAGCACCAATGTTGCCAGCCGCTAAAACGCCCACTTGAGCCGTTCCGATTGCTGCGCTATTAATGTAGGTTGATACGTTAGCAGTAGTGATGGCATTGATGTAAGCAAATGCACCAGCACCCAATGTTCCAAGAGACACATTGCTATTCAAAATACCCGCTGGCGCATTGGATAGATTGGTATTGACTGCATTGATGCCATTAGGGGTAACTGCGCCACCACCAGCACCAGACAATGTTCCATTTGAGTTAATGCTAATTGCGCTATTGGCAACAGCAGTTCCAGCACCAGAACCAATGCCAAACAAACTCCCACTAGAAATATAGATTTGATCGTTAGCAACAACAGTTCCTGTTCCTGTACCAATGCCAGAAATAGCACCACCAGAAACAGAAATGTTAGTGTTAAGCCAACCGGAAGCAGGGGTGATGTTGGCAAAGTTAAGCGGAGTGCCATTACCCAAAATCACGTTGCCTGAACCGTCTTTTAGCGTCAGGTTGTTGGAGTTAATGTTAGCAGGGAAAACCACCGTTCCATTTAGCGTAATAGCAGAGCCGTTATAGGTAATGTTGTTGGTTGAGTTACCGACAGCAAAGTTGCCAGATGAGTAAATGACAGCGCCCGAACCTGTCATGGTCGTGCCACTGATTGCACCCGTGTTAGATTGGATTGTTCCAGAGACAGTCAGGTTTCCTGTGTTTGCAGTAATTGCAGATAGGCTGCCAACTTTTAGCGCAGAAAGATAAGGAACATTCCAAACCGTGTTGCCAGTTACGGGGTCATAAATACCGTCTGACTGATAAACAGATTCACCCGCAGTAATTGTTGGTGGCTGTGCAACCCAAACAGTTCCTGCTCCCCAAGAATTATTTGGAGGGAATGATGCGCTTCCTGATGTTGTGATAGTTGTTGGCGTTGTGTCCAAAGAACTCAAAGTTGTTTTGGAGTAGCAGATTCGAGAAGATGCACCTTGATTGCCAGTAGCGCCAGTTCCACCTGATGGGCCTGTAGGACCTGTAGCACCCGTAGCGCCATTAGTCCCTGCATAACCTGAAGCAATGATGCTAGACAAGCCCCAATTGATTGTGGTGGTAGTTGCCGTAGCCGTATCAGTAATATTGACTGTAGCCGCCCAAAGTGTAAACCCTGTACTTGGCGAACTTGTAATAGATGTACTCCAGCCAGAAGGCGCAGAATAACTACCAGTTGACCATGTATAAGTTGTAGTTCCTGTTGGGCTAGAAGGCAATGTAGCCGCCCACAAATAAACTGTAGGTCTTGCTGTCTGAAGACCATTTGTTCCATTTGTGCCGTTAGTACCATTGGCGCCATTAGCACCGTTAGCAGTCACAGAAGATATAGTAAAGCCACTTGTCCAACTGATTGTTGAAGTAGTCGTTCCAGCCGCCACCACGGTTGGCTTAATTGCTGTCCACAACTGAATCCCCGCAGTTGCAGGATTAGCAGGAATAGTAGTTGTCCAACCACCACCGCCTGTATAACTTGAGTTAACGCCTGTTGACCAAGTGTAGGTAGATGAGCCGCTTGGGTTGGATGGTGTGGTGGTAGCCCATTGATAGAGAGTAGGGTTAGCCGCTTGATTGCCATCAGTGCCGGGAGAGCCAGTTGCGCCTTGGTCAACAAACACAAATTGCAATACAGCCGTTGCGCCTTGAGACACCACACCCAAAGAAGATTTGTACCGCACAGGCACAGTCAATGTCGCTGGTGATGAAGTCATTGCTGTTGGGATTCCCCATTGAGCAAATGTGCCACCGTCAGTAATTGAACC